GTGACAAAGCGTGAACGTAACAACTGGATCGTGAACATTGAAAACACTGCTGCTGCCATCGAGTCTCAGTTGGGCTCAGCAGTAGTTGAATCTGTTTTCAAACGCTATGGTGCACACGGCACTTGGGACCTTAGCCCAAGCGACCTGCCTGAAGTCTTCAGCGAACTGTACGCCATTGAAGCGGATCTCGACTAACAGACCGTCCTGAGCATGACAGAAAACTGCTCACCGTCAGGCACCGCACCGACTGATCACCGGTGGCTCAACGGTGCTTGACGGCACAAGTAAATATCAACAGCTGCCTTTTGAGCGGGAAGCTGCAGACCGGAACGGAGAAATCTCCGTCGGGACTGTGGTTGGATTTCTATACCCATTTTGCAGCTGACCATGAAGGTTTCCTCCGTTCCAAGCAAATCGAACGGAGGAAATTTTCATGCAAAACAACGACAAGAAGTACTTTGTCCCGGCCAACGGGACCCCTATCGAGGTCAGCGAGGAAGTTTACAGGGCATACTACCAGCCCATCTGGAACACCCGCTACCATGCCCAGAAGAACGGCGAGTGCCGCTGCACCAAGGCCCAGCTTTGGAAGTGCGACGGTGTTTGTCCCGGCTGCCCGTTCTACGCTGCCGGTATGAAGGTTTCCATCGATACGCCTATCGGCGGCGAGGAAGACGAGCTTACCCTTGGCGATACGCTGGCCGACGACGCACCGTCTGCGGAGTCCATCCTTATGGATAAGGAACTGCTCGACGCTCTATACGACGAGCTGAACCGCCTTGACCCGGACGGCAGACGCATCTGCGAGCTTATCATGCAGGGCAAGACGGAGCGTGAAATCGCTGCCGACATGGGCAAACGCCAGTCGACCATCAACTACCAGAAGAACAAGGTGTTCTCCATCCTGCGTGAAGCCCTGAAGGACTTCATCTAATACCCAACAAAGGCCGCCGTGGAAGCAATTCTGCGGCGGTCTAAAATTTTTCAGATTTTTTTCGTTCAAAACACCGGTTTCCCTCCAGTGGGTACTGAGGACAGCAAAACAACACAGGTCCTCAGAAAGGAGGAACCGCCAATGAGTGAGTCCAGATCCAACAAAGCCGTCACCGATGAAGAGCTCATCGGAGTGCTTACGGCAATCAGCGTAGTGTCAAGACGTCTGGCGAGGAAGCTGATCCAGCTGAACCAGACAAGCCAATCTCAGGAAGGAGGAAAACGTGATGAGCAAAATGAGCGAAATGGAAGCGACCATCAGGGAGTTGCGGGATATTGCATCTTCTATTAACGACATCGCCAACTGGCTGACCGGCGCATTCAGCGGCACCGTGGAAGCGGCCCCTGCTCCGGAACCGGAAAAGGCACTCACCCTCGAAGAGGTCAGAGCGATTCTGGCAGAAAAGTCCCGTGATGGCTTCACCGCTCAGATCCGTGACCTTCTCCTGAAGTACGGTGCCAAGAAGCTCTCCGAGGTTGACCCGGCAAGCTACAAGGCTCTGGTGGCGGATGCGGAGGTGCTCGGAAATGCCTAAGCACGCACTTCTCTCTGCATCGTCTTCGCACAGGTGGCTCAACTGCCCACCTTCGGCAAGGCTCTGTGAAGGCTACGACGACAAAGGCAGCGATTTCGCAGCCGAAGGTACCGACGCCCACGCTCTTTGTGAGTTCAAGCTCCGGACGGCACTCGGTCTGGAAGCAAAAGACCCGACCGAAGACCTCACTTGGTACAACTCCGAAATGGAGGAATGCGCCAACGGCTATGTGGCCTTCGTGATGGAGCTGGTTGAAGAAGCCAAGAAGACCTGCCCGGACCCCGTGGTCCTGATCGAACAGCGGCTCGACTACTCCAAGTATGTCGAGGAGGGCTTCGGCACCGGCGACTGCGTCATTATCGGAGACGGGACGCTCCACATCGTGGACTACAAGCACGGCAGAGGCGTTCTGGTCGAGGCTGACGACAACCCGCAGATGAAGCTGTACGCCCTCGGTGCGCTGGAACTGTTCGACTGCATCTACGACATCGACACCGTCAGCATGACCATCTACCAGCCCAGACGCTCCAACGTCAGCACTTTCACCATTCCGAAGGAGGAACTCTACGAGTGGGCCGATCAGGTTCTGGCCCCTACCGCAGAGCTTGCCTTCAATGGGGACGGCGAATACCACTGCGGCGAATGGTGCCAGTTCTGCAAGGCAAAAGCCGACTGCCGTGAAAGAGCCAACGCCAACATGGAGCTTGCCAAGTTCGAGTTCAGGCAGCCGCCTCTGCTCACAGATGAAGAAGTCGAAGAAATCCTCGGTCGCATTGACGAGCTGATCGCTTGGGCATCCGACATCAAGGACTATGCGCTTCAGGCAGCCATCAGCGGTAAACAGTGGTCCGGCTACAAACTGGTCGAGGGCCGCTCTAACCGCAAGTACACAGACGAGAATGCCGTCATCGCAGCCGTAACAGCTGCCGGATACGACCCCTACGAACACAAGATTCTCGGCGTCACCGCCATGACCGCACTTCTCGGAAAGAAACAGTTCAACGACATTCTTGGAGGCCTGATCACCAAGCCTCAAGGAAAACCCACGCTGGTGCCGGACAGCGATAAGAGACCGGCAATGACAACTATTATCGATGATTTCAAGGAGGACAACTAATATGTCAAATTCTACTAAACTCGCAAACCCCATGAAGGTTATCACTAGCAAGGACACTCGTTGGTCCTATGCCAATGTCTGGGAGGCCAAGTCCATCAACGGCGGCACCCCGAAGTTCAGCGTCAGCCTCATCATTCCGAAGACTGACACCGTGACCGTTCAGAAGATCAAGTCAGCGATTCAGGCGGCCTATGAGGAAGGTCAGGCCAAACTCAAGGGCAACAGTCGCACCGTACTGCCTCTCACCGCTATCAAGACGCCTCTCCGTGACGGCGACACCGAGCGTCCGGATGATCCGGCTTACGCTGGCAGCTACTTCATCAATGCCAACTCCGCTACGGCTCCCGGAATCGTAGACGCTGACTGCAATCCGATCCTGACCCGCTCCGAGGTTTACTCCGGTGTGTACGGTCGTGCCAGCATCAACTTCTACGCTTTCAACTCCAACGGCAACAAGGGCATCGCCTGTGGGCTGAACAACCTGCAGAAGATCCGTGACGGCGAACCCCTCGGCGGCAAGTCCAGCGCAGCGTCTGACTTCTCCACCGATGTGGATGAAGATTTCCTGTCTTAAGGAGGTACGCACCATGAACGCTACTACGATTCTTTGCATCCTGCTTCTGTCCCTCTATCTGGTTCTGGCTGTGTTCTGGATCGTCAGGTCCATCATCGACACCATCGACGACCGCAAGCGTGAGAAGCGTAATGCTGCTCTTGAGACTGAGCGTGAAGCTCGTAACGCCAAATGGGAAGCCGAGCGTCAGCAGCTTGAACGAGAACGTGCCATTCGTGAAGTCGAGTACCACGAGGCCCGAATGAAGGAGCTCGAACAGAAGTAATGTCCGGTCTGCGGGTGGTGGGAGCAATCCTGCCACCCTTTCAGGCTACGGAAAGGACCGATGTATATGAAAACACTCAGTATTGATATTGAAACCTACAGCAGCGCGGACCTTGCCAAGTGTGGCGTCTACAAATATAGCGAGGCGACAGATTTCGACATTCTTCTCTTCGGATATTCCGCAGACGGCAACCCAGTGCAGGTGGTCGATCTTGCCTCTGGTGAGACAATCCCGCCGGAGGTCATCGCTGCGCTGACAAACGATGATGTGACGAAGTGGGCCTTCAACGCTCAGTTTGAGAGGATATGCCTTTCCCGCTGGCTCCGGGATCACGGCGGTTTTGATAACGCCTACTACAGCATCCCGGAAGACACCGTAGGCAATTACCTCGATCCGACCTCATGGAAATGCACCATGATCTGGTCCGCTTACATGGGCTTGCCGCTGTCGCTGGAAGGCGTCGGTGCTGTTCTGGGCCTCGGAAAGCAGAAGCTGACCGAAGGCAAAGAGCTCATCAAGTATTTCTGCCAGCCCTGTGCGCCGACAAAGACCAATGGCGGTCGAACCCGCAACCTGCCGGAAAACGCTCCCAACAAGTGGGACGCCTTCAAACGGTACAACATCCGTGATGTCGAGGTCGAGATGTCCATTCAGGAAAAGCTCGCCAAGTTCCCTGTGCCGGAAACAGTCTGGGAGCAATACCACCTCGATCAGGAAATCAACGACAGAGGTGTCGCCCTTGATATGGAGCTGGTGCATCAAGCCATCGCTATGGACACCCGCTCCCGTGCGGATCTCACTGCTGCCATGAAGAAGCTGACCGCTTTGGACAATCCCAACTCCGTGCAGCAGATGAAACAGTGGCTTTCGGACAACGGTCTGGAGGCGGATTCTCTCGGCAAGAAGGAAGTCGCTGAAATGCTCAAGACCGCTCCGGCAGAGCTGCAGAAGGTTCTCCTTCTCCGGCAGCAGCTGGCCAAATCGTCTGTCAAAAAGTATCAGGCGATGGAAAAGGCAGTCTGCGCCGATGGTCGTGCTCGTGGAATGTTTCAGTTCTACGGTGCCAACAGGACCGGTCGTTGGGCTGGACGCATTATACAGATGCAGAACCTGCCCCAGAACCATCTTCCGGATCTGGCAGAGGCTCGTGGGCTTGTCCGCTGCGGCGACTTTGAAGGCGTGGAGCTTCTCTACGAAGATGTGCCAGATACACTCTCTCAACTGATCCGCACCGCCTTTGTGCCGAAGCCGGGATACAAGTTCATCGTCTCCGACTTCTCGGCAATCGAGGCCAGAGTGCTGGCGTGGTTTGCCGGTGAAATCTGGCGTCAGGAGGTCTTTGAAAAAGGCGGTGACATCTACTGCGCCTCCGCATCGCAGATGTTCAAGGTCCCTGTTGAGAAGCATGGTGTAAATGGCCACCTGCGGCAAAAAGGCAAAATAGCTGAACTCGCCCTCGGCTATGGTGGCTCTGTCGGAGCTCTCAAAGCGATGGGAGCCTTGGAGATGGGCCTTTCGGAAGACGAGCTTCAGCCGCTGGTCACTGCTTGGCGCAACTCGAACCAAAACATTGTGAGGTTCTGGTGGGACATCGACCGGGCAGCTATGAATGCCGTGAAGTATCACATGGACGGCGAGGTCTGCGGAGTCAAGTTCTGCTACCAAAGCGGGATGCTCTTCATTACGCTCCTGTCCGGCAGACGCCTTTCCTATGTAAAGCCTAAGCTCGGTACAAATCAGTTCGGCAGCGAGTGTATCACCTACGAGGGTATCGGCGGCACAAAGAAATGGGAGCGGCTGGAGACCTACGGACCGAAGCTCGTGGAGAACATCGTCCAAGCCACCTCCCGTGACATTCTCTGCTACGCCATGCGGACCATGTCGCACTGCTTCATTACCATGCACATTCACGACGAGCTGGTCATCGAAGCCAGACCCGGCGTCGACCTGAAGGTTCTCTGTGAGCAGATGGGCCGGACCCCGCCGTGGGCAAACGGGCTCAAGCTCCGTGCCGATGGCTACGAGACCATGTTTTATAAAAAAGACTGATTCTGATTCGTTCAAATACCACTAAACCCTCCAGTGGGTAGTGAGAACTTTAGATTGGAGGTGCCTATCATGGCCGAATACAAAAACGCAGAGGGCTATGCCGATCCCACAGCATTCGGAGCCTTCTGTGCCATTGAAAAAGAAGAAAAAGCTCTCCGGGCATTCAGGCCCATCGTGTATATCTGCAGTCCGTATGCCGGAGATGTCGAACGCAACACTGCTGCCGCCAGACGCTACAGCCGTTTTGCGGTAGACGCCGGATACATTCCCATCGCACCGCACCTGCTGTTTCCGCAGTTCCTTGACGACAACAAGCCCAAGGAGCGTGAGCTGGGTCTGTTTTTCGGGAATGCCATCCTGAGTAAATGCGCCGAAATGTGGGTCTTCGGTGACCGGATCTCCGAGGGCATGGAGGCCGAGATCAAGAGAGCGACTTGGAAGGGACACCGAATCCGCTACTTCAGCGAGACCTGCGAGGAGGTAACAAGATGAGATTCACTTTATACCGTTCCAACTGTCTGGAGGTGCCTGAAAGCTGTACCTACCCTCATAAGGTCGAGGTCACCGGGAATGACAGCCTCATCGAAGCTGTAAAGCACGATTATGTTTGTGCTGAGTATCAGGGCAACTACCGCAGCAACGACAATTTCATCGGCTCCGACTGCTTGCCGGTCGATTGTGATAACGACCACAGCGACGATCCGGAAGAATGGGTCTATCCCTCAGACGTTGCTACTGCTTTTCCCAGTGTTGCCTTTGCGGTTCATTACAGCCGCAATCACATGAAAACCAAAGGCGGCAAAGTTGCACGGCCGAAGTTCCACGTCTTCTTCGCCATTGATCGAGTCACCGAACCCGGCCAGTACAGCGAGATGAAAAAGCTGGTAAACACCATCTTCCCGTACTTTGACACCAAGGCACTCGATGCCGCTCGGTTCTTCTTCGGTACAAAGGAGCCGGAGGTCGAAATCTTCGACGGCCCGATGACGCTTACTACCTTCCTTGCTGACGACGATTTTGACGCCAACATGGACTCCGGCAGCTATGGCGACATCGTCATCCCCGAAGGCAGCCGCAACGCCACGCTGTCCCATTATGCTGGACGCATCCTGAAACGCTTCGGCAATACCGATGAGGCACATAAGCATTTTGCGGAAGTGGCCGCTTGCTGTCAGCCGCCTTTGGAGCAATCGGAGCTCGACAGCATCTGGCGCAGCGCACAGCGGTTCTATGGGAAGGTCGCTGCACAGGAAGGATACATTCCTCCGGAGCAATACAATCAGGACCTTCAGCTCAAGCCCTCCGACTATTCCGACGTTGGACAGGCCACGGTGCTGGCAAGAGAATATGAGGGAAAGCTCCGCTATTCACCCTCGACTGATTTTCTGGTCTACAACGGTCGGTTCTGGGAGGAATCCAAGCCCAAGGCTCAGGCCGTAGCGCAGGAGCTCACCACTCGCCAGCTTGAGGAGGCCGAAACCGAGATCAAGAAGGCAACCGACGAAATGCTGAAAAACGGCGCATGGGAGCTGCTGGCATCGATGGGTCCAAAGAAAGCGGCTATGGCTTTCAGCTCGGAACAGGATCGTTCCTTCCAAAAGTACGAGAACGCCACGACCTACCGCAACTATGCCATCAAGCGCAGAGATTCCAAATACATCACCGCTGCCTTAAAGGAAGCACATCCGATGGTTGAGATTGACCAGCGGCAGCTTGACGCAGACGAATTTCTGCTCAACACCCCGTCAGCTACTTACGACCTTCGTATTGGCCTTCCTTCCGCTCATGAGCACACTCCTGCGGATTTCATCACCAAGCAGACCACGGTTGACCCGTCCGATGAAGGTATGGATATCTGGCAGGACGCTTTGGAGACCTTCTTCTGCGGCGACAACGAGCTCATCGATTATGTTCAGGAGATCGCTGGTCTTTCCGCTATCGGGAAGGTCTGCGTCGAGGGTCTGATCATTGCCTACGGTGAAGGCCGTAACGGAAAATCCACTTTCTGGAATACGCTTTCCCGTGTGCTGGGCACCTATAGCGGCAACATGTCCGCAGATACTCTGACTGTCGGATGTAAGCGGAATGTAAAGCCGGAGCTGGCTGAAGCCAAAGGCAAACGGATAATCATTGCCGCCGAGCTTGAGGAAGGCATGCGCCTGAACACATCTAACGTCAAACAGCTCTGTTCAACGGATGAAATCTATGCGGAGAAAAAGTACAAGGATCCGTTCAGTTTTGTACCGAGCCACACCCTTGTGCTTTACACGAACCATCTGCCGAAGGTCGGTGCGATTGATGCCGGAACATGGCGCAGGCTGATTGTCATTCCGTTTAACGCCAAGATTGAAGGCTCCTCTGACATCAAGAACTATGCCGATTACCTTTTCAACAAAGCTGGCGGTGCAATCCTGAAATGGATCATGACCGGTGCCAAGCGTGTGATCGAAAAGGATTATCACATCGTAAAGCCAGCCGTGGTGGAAGCTGCGATCCAGAAGTACAAGGACAATAACGACTGGCTCTCGCAGTTCCTAGATGAATGCTGTGAGATTGACAGCTCCTATTCCGCTAAATCCGGAGATGTCTACAACGCATACCGCAGCTATTGCATGAAGGTGGGCGACTATATCCGCAGCACGACTGATTTCTACACCGCGCTGGAATGTGCCGGTTTTGAAAGGAAAAGAAGCAAATCTGCACGGCTGCTTTTTGGCCTGCAGCTTAAGTCGGACTTTCTTGATTGAACCAAGGGTGACGGTCGATGACAGTCTTTACAGAAACTATTCTTAGAGCACTAAAAACAAGGCCTAAGAAAAGTTACGGAATTACCCGTCATCGACCGTCACCACCCACTCTAATTCCTGATGGAGGAACATTATGCGAGAGAAAATCATAGAACAACACTTAGTCAAAGCCGTGAAAAACAGCGGCGGCATTGCACCGAAACTGGTGAGTCCCGGATTTGATGGGATGCCGGATCGACTGGTGCTGCTGCCCGGAGGCAAGATCGGATTCGTGGAGGTCAAGGCACCGGGCAAGGAACCGAGACCTTTGCAGGTAGCCAGACACGGATTACTACGGCGGCTGGGCTTCAAGGTATATGTCCTTGATGCCTCTGAGCAGATTGGAGGGATACTTGATGAAATACGAACCGCATGAGTACCAGAGGTACGCAATCAACTATATCGAGGACCATCCCTTCGCTGCCGTGCTGCTGGACATGGGCCTTGGCAAAACGAGCATCACACTGACCGCTATTGCGGACCTGCTGTTCGACAGCTTCAAGGTTCACAAGGTGCTGGTCATCGCTCCGCTTCGAGTAGCCCGTGATACTTGGAGCGCAGAGCTTCAAAAGTGGGACCAGCTTCACCACCTGACCTATTCGGTGGCAGTCGGAAGCGAGGCTGAGCGAAAAGCGGCCCTGATGAAGAAAGCCGATATTTACATCATCAACCGTGAGAACGTCCAGTGGCTCATTGAGAAAAGCAAGCTCCCGTTTGATTACGACATGGTCGTGGTAGACGAGCTTTCTTCCTTCAAAAACCACCAGTCAAAACGCTTCAAGGCTCTGATGCAGGTACGGCCCAGAATCAAGCGTGTCGTTGGGCTCACCGGCACTCCGGCCAGCAACGGACTGATGGATCTGTGGGCAGAGTTCAAGGTCATCGACATGGGAAAACGCCTCGGTCGGTTCATTACCTATTATCGGCAGGAGTATTTCGTGCCGGACGCCATGAACGGCCAGATCGTTTACAGCTACCGTCCGAAACCCGGTGCCGAGCAAGCCATATACCGGAAAATCTCGGATATCACCATTTCGATGAAATCCACGGACCACCTGAAGATGCCGGAACTCATATCCAGCGAATACAAGGTCTATCTCAGTCCCAATGAGCAGGACGCCTACGACGAGATGAAAAAACAGTTCATTCTGGACCTGCCCGATGGTGAAATATCCGCTGCTAATGCTGCAGCCCTCTCCGGCAAGCTCTCCCAGATGGCCAATGGTGCCATTTACGACGATGCCGGGAATACGGTCCCCATTCACGAGCAGAAGCTGGACGCTCTGGAGGACATTATCGAGTCGGCAAACGGCAAGCCTCTTCTGGTGGCCTATTGGTATCAGCATGATCTGGAGCGGATCATGAAACGGCTGCATGATCGCCATATCCCGTTTTCCAAGCTGGACAAAGCCGACAGTATCCGCAGATGGAACAACGGCGAAATCCCGGTAGCCCTGATTCACCCGGCTTCTGCGGGACACGGCCTCAATCTTCAGACCGGCGGCAACACCATCGTCTGGTTCGGCCTCACATGGTCCTTGGAGCTCTATTCCCAGACCATAGCAAGGCTCTGGCGGCAAGGTCAGACTGCCGAAACTGTGGTCGTTCAGCATATCGTGACGGACGGCACTATTGATGAGCAGATTCTCCGGGCACTTAAGGCCAAAGACAAAACGCAGTCGGCTCTGATCGCTGCGGTCAAGTCAAATCTGAAAATCTAATGACAATATTCGACAATCCACGCCAATCCGAGTGATCACAAATTCGGAGGTGCGACTTTGAACCCATACGAGAATCTGGCAAACGCCATCATTCTGCAGGCGGCCAAGGATTACCGGCTAACCGACGACGAACAGCAGCTTCAGGAAATAGAGCGATTCTTCCGTTCCGGCTGGTTCGGTGTCCTGTCAAAAGTCGATCCGGAATTCCTCATTAAAGAGCTACGGAAGGAGAAGCGAAATGACCGCTAAAGAATATCTGTCACAGGCCCGGACGCTGGATATGCGGATTAAATCCAAGCTCCAGCAGATCGAGTCTTTAAATGAACTGGCCACATCCTGCACCGTCGTTTACAGCGACATGCCCAGAAACCCAAATCGTGGAGGCTCTAAAATAGAACGGGCCGTTTTGAAGATTATCGAGGTTGAGGAAAGCCTGAAACACGACGTCGAGGATCTGGTGGAATTGAAGAAGGAAATCATGGCCACAATCCGGGCCGTTTCGGATGTTGAACTGCAAACCCTGCTGGAGAAGCGGTATCTGTGCTTTCTCTCGTGGGAGAAGATTGCGGTTGAGATGCATTACAGCATCCAGCACATTTACCGGATGCACGATACGGCGCTTTCCTGTGTGGCCGCCATCATGAGAGTAAATGAGAGAGATTGA